TCTGTATAGCATACAGAGTTATTAGCTAACGCACGATGCGCTGCTGAAGCCCACCATTTCCCTGACTTAGCATGTCGCATATGATCATCATCCAAGTTAGACAAACTAATCATTGCTGACCTACGAACACCGCCCATTACAATTACTTCACCAATTTTACACATGATGTCATGACACTCTATACTAGACAGCTTACGGCCTTGTGCGTTCTTGAATGTCTGTACTGTAAAATTAAATAAGTCTACTAATGGTGCTGGACCTGATGCTCTACCGCCAAACGTTTTAAGTCTTGCACCTGCAGGACGAACCTTAGTTACGTCCCACTTAGCAATTTCACCAGCCCAAAGGAGTGCCAACAATTGCCTAAACGACTTAGCCCATCCCTCCTTGCTGTCCTTGACAACGATAGTGGTATCGCTCTGGAAGAGAGTAGGGACTTCAGGGAGTTCACTGATGTATTGCCTCTCAACACTGAAACCGACACCAGTACCACAGAGCAAGATAAACATAGCCTCGTCAAAGCTTTTAGGGTCATCTACGGGTAGATAACTACAGTTGTACCCTGCAGTATTGTCACGGTCTAACGCTGGGCCAGCAGTCATCATGGCTCTCATAGATGGCATGACTTCTAAGTTGAGTATAGCATCACGTATGCTGTTTACGTAGGTGTCATCACCTAGCTTTGGACGTATTACGTTGTCCATGTAGCGCTCTACCGTGTCGCTCCAAGACTCACGCCCCTTGCCATCAAAGTATTTGGCGTATCGTGACTTGTGTATAAAGGACTGATAGTCCGTAGGTAAAGTTGTCATAACCTCTCCTTAACATTTAAATTCTCTAAAGTCGTATCATCTATGTCATGTATTAAACTAGTTATCATATCATAAATGTCCTCTTCATGTGACTCTTCATAAGATGAAAGTATATTGTTATCTCCCTCTACTGTCAATAAGAACGTAACGCTAAATCTTTTTTTCATTTGTGAAACTCCGTTTACATCAGGGTCAAAATTTATTGTAGGCTGTAATCTCCTTTTCATTTCAACCCAACGTTTTCTCATTCTTAGTAAGTACCATATTGCCTTGTCTATGTCTTCTAGTCCATTTTTATTTTCACAACGCCACATATATTTTAATACGTTAGCTGCTTGAGGCGCTATGTATCCTGACATGTTTTCTGTCATGGCTTCTATTGCATCTATACACTCTATACTTGCTTGGTTATAGTGCATAGGTTTGTTTACTGGATCAATCTTAGTCATGCACTTCCCTCTGTTTTAGTCCACTTTGTAAGCCTTATAACTTTACCATCACTTGTATACTCTTTATCTTTTTCCCTTTGTTTTTCCATGTGGGCATACGCATCAGGAAAAAAATCTTTAAGCACTTGTAATCTATAATCTATTAATTCATCAAGAAAATCAGGACTTTCATTAGCAAGTTCTAAAGAAGCTAACATACATACAGCAGAATCTATTGATGTTTTTATTGCCTCGCTTTCTTTTCCGTTTGCTCTTATAAGAATTGTTGTTGTTATTTCTCCTGTCCATTTACCACCTTCTACATCAGGCCGTAACACGAGCACAACTTCTCCAAGACCCTCTTCTTCATTCATACTTTTTTCCTTTTTCTTTTAAGTGGCACATTCTTACATTCTAATCTTTTACCTTTTTCTTTAAGCCATTTTTCAGGTATCAATCTGTGTGACCACTTAAATTTATTTTTATCACACCAATCACAGTACCGTGTTTTAGAGCCTTTGTAAATCCTTGCATTGCAATTGCTAAAGACAAAACGTATATCTAATTTAGGATGTTGCTTTCTAATTTCAACATGCTTCCTACGATCTTCACTATCAAAGATACCTTTGGTTTCTATAATGATACCGTTATCTAATTCAAAATCAGGGGTATAAGTTCTATAGCGTAAGTCTTCCCACGCAATCTTAATGCGTTCGTATTCAACTTTTAACTGCCTATTTTTAAGAAAAGCAGCCGCCTCTTTTTCAAGGCCACTGCGATACTTACCTTTGGAGTGTCTACGTTTAGCTGGCATCTTCTGCTTCTATAGGCGTTTCTTCTGCTAGTTTAGCTATCATACCACCAAGAGTATTACGCCTCGCAAGTAAGACAGCAGAAACATAATCCATACGATTTAGTTCAGCAGACACAAGTTGAATTTCTGCATACGCCTTCTGTTGCTCCTCATTGAAGTCATCAGTATAGTAGTCAATTTCATTAATAGTAATTTTAGCCATTGCCATCTCCTATAAAAGTGTAGTCCACCAGTGGTGGGTTATCAGATTTGCTTACCTTTGAAGGTAATGTTTGTAGTGTAGGGTAACACTTATGTTTAAAGTTACAAAACTTGCACTTCTTATTAAGCACTATGTTACCTGTAGGTTTTCGGTAGTACGTTTCAGGTACGGGTTCAAAACAGCGCTTAAAAGGCTCGTCATTATTGATATAGTCTACTGTATTTTGTATCTCTTGTAATACTTTTTTCGTATTAACTGTTTCAGCAGAGACATATTTAAACTTACCATTTCCTTTGTTGACTACCCACCAACCACCTACTTTTTTATCTGCTGCGGTAGCATAACCTACAAGCTGTGACACGTAACCAAAGCTATCATCTACATTTAGAGTGCTAAAGTCTGCAAACTTATTGTCAAAGGACCAGGGTGAAGCAGACTTAATATCATCTATCTTGCCATCCAATTCCATGTCGTATTCGCCATTGATCTCAACACTATCTTCTAGCTCTAACGTTACCTTAGAATTATCTTTGAAGTCAATACCTGATGCACGTAACAACCCTTTAAATACTGCCTCAACTATGTCGCCTAACAACATGTTCAGTAAAAAGTTTGATGGAAAAGGTTCTTGAGCTTCTGGATCATTCTTTTCAAACCACAACTGACACTTAGGTTTACCTACATTAGACATACGTAATTTAAATTTATCACGAGGACCAGAATTAAACTGCTTGTGTAACGCCGCTTCTACGTCAGAGGCAACCTGCTTGGCTACCTCCTTTGACATAGTTGCTTTACCAGCCATAGCCTTCTGCAAAAATGAGGTGACCGCTAGTTCAGCATAGTGATTCATGCTGCCTCCTCTTCTACTTCAATAATGTTAGCGACTATTTCTTTTTCTGATGCAGACATGCCATCACCACAACGCTCAGAGTATTTGTTTAAAATATTACCATTGACATACTCAATAAAGTCTAGAAAGTTTTTGAGTGTTTCGTTGTCTAGGTCAGTAATTTCTACACGATTACCTAGTTCTGCCTTGATCTTACCAAACTCAGCGCCTGTAGGAATGCTATCTACTACACCTGATAGGTTAATAGTTGACATAATAGGAAGCATGTTGCTCATTTGTAATCTTTGAAGAGCAGAGTCTAAAGACTTTATGCTGTCTCTATTCTTAACATCCATCACAAAAGGTACATCAACGTACCCTTCATCTATAATATCGCCACTGGCGTTTCTTGGATCAGAAACAGTAAGCAAACCCATAAATACTTTTACACGCTTAACACTACGCATCACTTCTTTAGTAGCGTTAGGTAGAGAATTGAAGTCTTTGATATAACCTGATGGCCTACCTAAATTAAACGTACCAATATTATCTTTCAAGTCACCGTTCAAAGACGATGCCATGACAGACTTTTCCATTTCTTGTGTGTCTCCGTTCCAACGTTGCCACTGTTGGCGCTGGGCAAAGATACGAATACTAACAGTAGGGCTATAAATAATCTTATCCTCTCCCATACTTATTTTGTATGATCCTATAGGTAATATCTTCTTCATTAGTTTATCACCGTCAATGTTTACCTCTTTCTCTACAGGTTTATGTATCTGTGTAATCCTGGCTATACTAGGACCAGAGGCTGTGGGTGCTGTTTGTGTAACGCCCATAAGTTCTGCGAGGGATTGCCCTCTTTCTTCTGCTACTGCTAATGCTGTGCTCATATAATTTCCTTTCTTGAGCTAACGAATGAGAGTTGTAGTTATACTACAATACGTCTTTTGTGTCAAGCCAATTCGGTCCAATTTTTGCCTCTAATAACATTGGTACGTTCATGTGAAAGCCATATGTATCTTCAATTAAATCTGTAATGTTGTCGTTGATTAAAGATATTAATGACAATACTTTATCCTTTTCGTTTGGATGCACATCAACAACCATACTGTCATGTACTGTATTAACCAGTACAGATTTTAGAGGTTTCAATAACTCGTGTAGCTTGTTAAGTACTACAGGAACTATGTCGCCTGTAGCTAACCCTTGTACAGGGTAGTTTTTAATCATAGTAAAGTAAGTTACTCCTTTGTTGTTTGATCTACGTTCTACATTAGGAAAAGCATATTGTCTACCTGATATGTTTGTTATCTTTAAAAATCGCAGTGCTTCTTCTGCTAGTGATTCATGCCAAGTAGCTATGCCTTTGTATTTCTTTGTGAAGTGTGTGTAATACGTAGCTTCTGCGTTGCTTCTGCCATATCCTGTAGCACCAAAGAGAGGTGCAAAGGTGTGAGCTTTAGCCTCTTGTCTAGTTGTAGGTTGCCCTGCATCAGAGATTACCTTTGCCGTGTAGCTATGTACATCAAAGCCTGTGGCAATCTCTTTCATTGCTACTTTGTCTTGCGCTAAGAATGCAGCGGTACGAAACTCAAGCTGGGCAAAGTCGGCTTCCATTATGTAACCACCGTCCCAACGTGATACAAATACTTTCTTTACTGGAAAGGTTCCTCCTCTTGGCATGTTCTGCATGTTTGGGTTGCGTCCACTGAACCTGCCTGTTGCTGTAATGTGTTGGGTGAGTCCAACATGGAGGTATCCATCTTGTTTAGTGTAGGTGTAAATACCATCGACAAAACTAGAGAGATAACTATTAATAGCAGAAAGCCTCTTGACGCTATCAATAAATCTCGCTGCATCTTGTTTGTTGTTGTTTTTTGCTGTCGCAGAAAGTACATTTAATTTATCCTTTCCTGTACTAAAACCGTTAGCGCTAACCCAAGAGTCGTTAGGTGCACGAAAACCAAGCCCGGCCATTTCTTGTAGTTCATCTAATTTGTAACCTAGTCCACCGCATTCCTTACATTTATTTGGTTTGGCATAAGGTGATCCATCCTTCCTTACTTTGTATGTTTTTCCTTTGCCTTTACAAATAGGGCATGTGTAAGCTTTGGTCTTACGCATTACCGTAGTGTTAGCTTTTACTGTTGCCTTGAAGTCATCTGAGTATTCAAACAATCCAGCCCAATCTTTTTTATCGTTTATCTTGAGAGAAAAGATTACTTGAGATAACTGTTCAGGAGAGTTCAAGTTAATAGGAGTATCCCCCATCAAGAAGCGTACCTGTTCTTGTAGCTCTGTTTCTATTTTAATTTTCTCTTGTTTAAACTCGTCACGCACTGAGTCTAGTGCTAGTTTATCCACCTTGATCCCTGACATGTACATTCGGGTAAGGGTTTTACAGGTACAGAAGGTAATGTTTCTACACTTATGGAGGGTTGCACTGGCAGGGTCTTTATAGTCGGTTTCTTGAGCGTGGAACAACTCATTAGTTGTACGGAGATCATACCTAAGATAAAGGCTAAGATCAGTGAGGGGTATCTCATTAGTGTTATATCCTTTTTTGAAGTACTCTTTCAGGGTGTCATCTTTTTGAACTGACAAGTCTCTACGTTCAGCACATGCAGCTAAAGATAGAGGTTCTTTCTGAGCACGTAATAGTATATACTCTGCAAGCATGGTGTCATAGATCGCACCATCATACTTAAAACCACTCTCCCACAACCACATTAAATCATGTTGTGCGTTATGCATGATTAACAATTCTGTGTGGTCTAGTAAATATTGTAAATTATTACGAGCAATACTGTCTACATCTACATACTCTTTGTGGTTAAATGTAAATACATCTTCGTCTTTCCAATTATCAGCATTCAAAGTTCCTACTTGAACTAACTCATTGCCCTTTTCAAATGGATCAATGTGATCCTTGCCATTTCTTTTTGTTATACTATTCTCCACATCTAGTATTAATCTCATGATGCATACCTGCTTCTGTCACCGTCAAGGATACAAGTAATCTTACCGTGATAGCCACCTGTGAGTTTATTCTTAGCTATAACCAAATGTCTCTCAGGAGATTCTTCTTCATCATGCCCTTCTACTGGTGGGTTTTTTGAGATTAGTATCATGAGGTCAGCCTCTGCTGCCTTGCCTGTCTTACTGCCCTCCATCATAGACTGATTAACGTTAATTTTACCCTCTGCCTCTGCAGATAATTGAGACATCCAAACAATACAACACTCGTACTGCTTTGCAATGTTACGTGCATGAATAGCTGCATCTTTTAAATACACATCTGACTTGTCACTTGTACGTGCGGCAAACTTATCACCCATATCAAGTATAACAATGTCGGGCTTCTCGTATTTAATTACGGACTCTACCCATTGCATATCTTTACCTGTGCTATCTTTTATTTTTAAGTTATGTCTAATCTCGTCGTATCTTTTTTTAGCTAGTGCTGTATTGGAGGTGATCTCTTTCATTGACATGTTTGTAGCAGCGCAAAGATATCTAGCGCCTACCCTAGCGTAGCTCTCTTCGTTACACAAGATTATACATTTTGCACCTTGCCTTGCCCACCCTTCATCAGAAGCAACGAGAGAAGCGTGGAAGGAGGTCTTACCTGTATTTGGCCTTGCGCCTACTAAAAGTAAATGCCCTCCTGATACACCCTCTACTTTCCTGCACAGTGATGGAACGTTAAACTTCCATTGTGTTTCTAAGCTGTTGGCCTCAAGTAAAGTTTCTATTGTAATGTCTTCCCAATCTACTGTAGTATTAGGTGTAAAGTCATCCTTGTACTGGTCAAGCACTCTGCGTAGTGGCTCAAGGCTAGTCTTGTCACCATTCACAAAATCAAAACCTATGTTAGCTACGACTTCTCCTACGTGCTGTTGAAATAGTTTAGCTAAATAATCTTCTGCTATCTCCTCTTTAATAGCATCTTGACGTTGTAACTTGTTAAACAAATCATCATAGGCAGACTTGGTTGCTGTTGTCATTGTCTGATTCTGCAGTAAAAATACTGCGTTTAACTCTGCCACAGATAAAGATCCCTCATAGGTATCCATAGCTTTATCCAAAGCTTGTTTAATCTTACGTACATCCTTACTGAATATCTTATCAGGACAACGAATGCCTTTATGTTGATCATAAAAATTACGATCCATAAGGTTTTTAATTATTGATAACTCCACGTTTTACTCCTCGTTTAAACAAAACTCACACCAAGTATTAGGTGTAGGACACCCACAACTTACGCATTTGTTTTCCTCGTTCTTTTCCTTTCTTTCTTTGGCTCTCTGTCTTTCCTCATGGGTCATAGGACGTATTTTTTGGGTCATATACTTCTCCATTATACCTTGTTGGTGTATCATAATCACTAAACAAAGCTATAAATATAAGCACCAGTATGCAAACTATAAAAACTTTTTTAGTTTTATCTATAAATATTGCATACGTCTTCTCAGCTTCTACTTGTGCTTCTTCTTTAGGTGTCAACCTTTCCCTCCTCTAATTTCTTTAGTCGCATCAATGTGTCAAACTGATTTTGATCTATACAATTAACCATTTCTACTGCACCTGGAAGCATACCATTGTAAGCATCCATCAAGCCCATGACATACAAAGCTATTTCATCCCTGTCTGTCAGCGTAGCTCTACAACTAGCTTCATCATCATACGTGGGTGTAGTAAACACAAACGTATCTCTTGTTCCATCTGCATTATACGACAGAAAAAATACCATTACAAACCATTTCATTTTATTATACTCCATATGCCAACATCAGGCCACATTAAAAGATTAATTATTATTGGTACACCTATTATCATAAAGGCACACACTAGGAAGGCATAGAACCAACCCTTAATATGATAAGGTTTATCACTCATACAACTCACCTCCATCACCGTCATACCAAAAATCTTTAGGTTCCTCTTCAGGTTCTGGCATTTTTAATTTATCTATTTTATACTTAGCTTCTCTGATCTTCTCTTGATGAAACCTTATATCAGCTTCTAGGTCTTCTATCAAGATTTCGTTGCATACGCTCACGTTATTCCTCCTTAATTTCTTTGTTAAGTAATGCGTTCCACGACACAGGAAATGCACCAAACAATTCATTACTAATCTGTTGTGCCACTTGTCTAGTCTCCTCTTGTGTGTCTGGTGCTAGTCTTAGATTACACATGTCAGCAAAGGCGTCAAGACTACCTGACCAATACCACTCAGTCATTGTGCTCAAAGGTAATACTATTCGTGCTTGCTCTGGACACACACCAGTTTTAATTAAATATTTATAGGATTCGTGTGCCTTCTTGTGCACCTCTTCAACCACTGCATCCTGTTGATGACTAATTATCATAGCCTCTCCTGATCCCTGCTTCTTATTTTTAACTGCATGTCTAAGTTCAGGTACATAATACGAGGCTATATCGTCTACATATCTACGGCTAATTTCATTCCAACGTAGAAATTTGTGCTTGACCAATTGTCTAGCCACAAAGATAGGAGCCTTAACGTGAAAGCTAACAAAGACATGACCAAAGGGTGACATGTGTTTGTGTTTAGCTAAATAATTAATCAAATCAACATCACGTTGGCTTAGTTGCAATTCACCATCATCACTCCTCTCCCACCTGCTAGTCTTACCAAAGCTAACTCTTGCTGCATTAACTACAGACAAGTCACTGCCCATTTGATTTATGTATGTTACGTTAATCATTGTCGTGATTCTCCAAATATTTTACTGCGCTTTTTAATCTGTCTAAACTGTCTGAAAATGCACCTAATCCAGTGTTACAGTGATGGCAAAGCCAACCTCTGAATGACTCAGATTCATGACAGTGATCCAATACCCAATTCTGTAAGCGCTTCTGACCTTTTCTACCTATCTCTTGTATGTTTCTATTGCAGACAGGGCAACAATAATCATCAGACGGGTAAGGATTACTTACCCTTAATCTTTTTATTAACTGTGATTGGTTACGTGCACAAGTCCTACACTTTCTTTTTATTTCTCCTGACTGCATATGCTGAAAGTTTTCTACTGGTTGAACTACACCACAGTTGTTACACTCAAGTCCATCTTCAAATAAAGGTGCAGCGTAATCAAATAGTTCTAACTGCATTAACTATACCCTCCAAATCCTCCTCTTCACGATACTTTATGTCGTCCACTAAACGATACGCTACCGTAGGTAATCCTGTCCAAGCCTCTATCTCCTTCTTATACTGCAGTGTCTTGTACGCAGCGTCTGGATCAAGAGCCACAATAACTTTATAGTAATCATCTATAGCTTCCATGTGTTGATTAGTCAAAGACGTTCCTAGTATAGCCATCACTGTAATATTTGGTATCTCTTGCCAAGCTACGATAGCTGACACTACATCCTCCACAATTAGTAGTGTATCACCTTTACCTATCTTAAAGCAAGAGGCTTTGCCTGTATATCTGTACCATTTAGGATTACGTTTGTGCCCCACTGCCCTACCTATTGCATCTATCATATACCCTTCGTGATAAATAGGAAATACTACACGTTCATCCTTTACATCATAAAGCATATTACCTAACGCTAATCCCCAATTACGTACAAACCTTTGATATTTTTGATGTTCTCCTCTTGGTTTAACTATATACTCTGGTAGTATAGCCAACTCAGGGTCGCTATCCTTTTGGGTATCGTCAATACGCTTATCAAAGTAAGACATTAATTCTTGTGCAGTCATATCAGTATCATACCTTCCTCCTACATCACATGATAGCTTAAAGCAATTGTATTTCAATGTGCCGCCTTCTTTTGTACAAGTGTAGGTGTTCTTACCTTTACAAAAAGGGCAGTTACTTCTGATTGATTCACTTTCTCGTAAACCTAGAGACACAGCATAATCCCTGTGATCTTGCCAGCTAGTCATTACTATCTCCTCTCGTGGCAAGTGCAAGACATGCACCATTATATGTATTTATCATGTAAGGTTTTACAGACTGTGGATTACGATGTCCAGTAACTTGCATGATACCAACCAAGTCAGCACCACCTTCCATCATTTCACTAACAGCAGTTCTACGCAAATCCATAGCTGTAAGTTGATAAGGTAGGTTAGCTTTACTTAGTATCTCATTGATAATAGGTGCTATTTCTGTTTGAGCATACGGTCTATGCGCTCCTGCTCTAGGGTACACATGGGGTGCTACATAAGGTTGAAAATCAAAGTCATCCTTCTGACACTTTAATACTTGTAATAACCCTGGACTTATAGGAAGATGTACATCCGCATTACGTTTACTTTGTGTTATATCTACACGGGATTCTTCAAAGTTTATGGAGTCCCACTTGAGCACTCGCATGTCACCCACACGTTGTGCCCAATCATACGCCATGTGCACAATCAAACCGACACTTCGCCACCTGTATTCGTTGTGTGCAGTGTCTAAGAACTGTCGCACTTGATCTCGTGTCCACTTAATCTTGCGAGGATTTTCTGGTTCAGTTTTGATAGACTTAACAGGATCAGTAATCATAACGTCATAGCGCAGCGCATACTTCCAAGCACAGGAGACAACAGACTTGCGGTAATTGGCAGTTCGTACACCACGTTCTAGCCACTGGTCGTAAGCTTGTTGCATGTGCATAGCTTTGATGCGTGACACTTTGTACTTACCCAAAGGTTTACCATCCACCACAGTAGTACATGCTGCTGCTAAGTGTACTTCGTAGCCACGCTGAGTCGTGTGCTTTAATTTGCAAAAAGATTTGGATGTCAAATAAAAGTCTACGATCTCATTTAGTATTGCTGTTTTCTTAGGAACAATCCTCACCATTTTCTCCTTAATTTCCAGTAAACCCAACACTCTAGGCAGTGATCTTTACCGATTACTTTATCAATTAGCCATACAATATTGTGCTTGTCATCTTTTCTCCATTGATAGTTACGGGCACTAAAAGTTTGGTTGAGAGAACCGCCTAATATCACGTTGCATAATACGCTAAACGCAGTGCACACCCTGACAACATAACGCCAAAGGTTACTTTCCTTTGATGTTTTTGTAGGTAAAGTAGATAAGTCCTCCAACGTAAGCTCCTGTAATTAGTAATACTATACTGTTATCTAAAATAATGCCGCCCATAAGTTACCTTTCTCTATATCTTTCTTTATTTCTTCTAGTTCTTTCTTGTGTCTATCAGCTTGAGCAAAATCACCGTCCCACTCTAAATCAATAATCAGATTTTGTAGTTCATTGTGATATTTATCCAAGGGTATTACGTCATTAAATGTGTAGTCAGTGTCCATAGTTACATCCTATCTTCCATATGTTACCTTTAGTATCTTTCGTCCAGCGTTCAAACTCTCCACAACAGCCACGCTCCGCAGCTCTCCTGTAAGAGTTTTTATGTGTGCCTCTTGTCCAGTTGAATGCTCTGTAGTTGTCTACATTTTCTAGGTTATGCCTATTGATTTCATACAACAGGTCTTCCCACACATCAGCAGGTACACGTTCAAAGCCTTTACGCTTCCAGGTTTTGCAGTTAATACCTTTTTCTGCTAGTGCTTGAGTCCATTTACTCATAGTGGTATCCATTGTTTTACTCTCCTTAATGTGTAAGCTATTAATATTATCTGCACATATATCACAAAGATATCTATGATGTCAATTGTTAAGATGAACATACAGGAAATCTTTCGTCCATCATTTTACCTACAAGTCTAGCTTGTTTTATTACGTTCATCTTAGGATATCGTAAGTCTACTATGTCTCTGCAAGTACGCCAGTGTCTTTCTTTATCCCAAAATTCACCATCTTTATTTTGTTCTGCTTCCATAGCATCAGCTAATGCTTTCATACCTTCTATGTTCATTATATCAACTCCAATTGTTTAGGTTTATTGTACACTTCTTCTAGTCTAGGATGCAAGACTTCTGAGAACTCTATATCACAAAAGTTACCACAGTCAGGCATAATCAT